AGAAATCTTTCCACCTTCTTACCCAGTTCTTGCCGATTCCTTTCCACGCTCCATTTCTGTTTCCCTGAGCGTCGGATATAGTTCACACCCTGCCGGGTGCGCTCCATGCGGCGGGCCAGGTCGGTGTCGGTCATCACACGGCCCAACACCAATACCAATACGTGTCTGAGGTCCGAGGCCTCCTCGTCCCGTCCTCTGAGGATATCCTCCTCCGTGGCGTCCGCCAAAAGGGCCAGCTCTTTGATGGCGTAGCGGAACAGTTCGTCTTTTTTCATGCCGATAAAATTTTAGTGATGGATGGGGTCGGCGCAAACAAATGACGCCACAGGATTGTTTAGCCCCTATAGGGCCGCGGCAATCCCATGGCGCATTGCACCCTCCGGGCTGGAACTTCTACAAACCCTCCGGAGGGGCGGCTTTTTAAAATAAAGATATAGAAAGAGACGTACGAAATCCTAAGTCTTTGTCTTCTTAAGGATGAATAGAAGGAGGGCGGCTGAAGAAAGGAGGCTCACGAGGAGTGCAAAGCCTCCCGTCTTTACCTTAATCTTCTGCCAAAGGGTCAGTTTTTTCTCCACCTCCACCCTTACCTCCACGGGCTTTTCCACCACCTTTTCCACCACCCGCTCCTTCACGGGCAGCGTGGCGTCGGCCTTGGCCGTGGGCCAGATGCCCAGCGTATGATGCAGTGTCTCGCCGTCCCACGAGGCGAAGGAATAGGCGTAGGGGTTGGTCAGCGTGGAGCTGTCCTGCCGGGTCTCCCGCTCGTTGTAGTAGGGCACGAGCTGTACCTCCTTGATGGTGTCCGTCACGGTCTCGGTAACAGTCTCCGTCACGGTCTCCTTCATCGGAATGTACTGCACGTCCTTGCAGGCGCCCAGCATCAGGCCCAGCATCAGGATGAAACGACTTGTCTTCATGGGTGTATCAATATGGGGTCCAACCAACTTGCATATTCTTTCCTCACATCGAACGAGGGGCACTGCTTGGTCCATTCCTCCGGCTCCACCACTCCGTCCCCGTCCTTGTCCGGCGACGTGTCGCGATGTCCCAACACCTCCACGATGTTATATTTGCGGCAAATCTTCTCGATGAGCACCCTCAGAGACCTTTTCTGCGCCTCCGTGCGGGTGTCCTTGGCCTTGCCGTCCTTGTCCACCCCGCCGATATAGCAGATGCCGATAGAGTGGTTGTTGTAACTCACGCCCTTGGCGTCCTTGTTGATGCAGTGCGCTCCCTTCATATACTCAGGGCGCCCCGTCTCCACCGTGCCGTCCAGGTCCACCACGTAGTGATAGCCGATCTGCGAGAAACCCCTCTGGCGATGCATGCGGTCGATATCCTTGGCCCGGAAATCCTTCCCCTCAGGGGTGGCCGAGCAGTGGATGATGATAGTGTCTACCTTATCCATTTTTATCCTTCTCTTTAGTGATCACTTTCGAAGCCTCGTCGGCGATATCCTCCCCGCCCTTTACGGCCTTGCGCCACAACAGGCGGAACAGTTCCACCTCGTTCACGTCATATCCCTTGGAGTTCATGTAGTTGCGGAAGCAGGAAACCACTTCACGGAAGTAGATGAACGCCAGGATCACATACTTGATGATGTCCTGCCCGAAGGCCACACTCAGCGTGGTGGATATCAACACCCAGCACACGTAACTGAACGCCTTGTCGATGGTCATGGATACCGCCTTCAGGCAGCGCACTTTCTCCCGGTGCGCCACCACGCGCCGCACACCGAAATACAGGTCCCCGATGAGCAAGGGGACCGCCGCTACAAGCCAGGGAATCATTTCCATATACACACTCTGTAAATAGGCAGTGAGGCAGATTGTCGTGCCGCCCTGCACAAGGTTGTTCGATAAATTTTCACTATCCATCTTCATAAGCCCTACTGTTGTGCTTCAGGCAGCATACCAGCCGCCTGCTGCTGTTGTGACTGTCTTTCATATCTGTCCAGAATGGCGATAATTTTCGAGGAATTGGCGAAATCGCCTGCCTCCAGCGCCGCACGCAGCGGCATACGTCCAGCCTGCACCTCGCCCATGAGCAACTGGTTGCTGAGCGCTCTGTATACAGGCCCGTCCATATCCTCCGATACGCTGATATCCAAATCCACATCGGTAATGGTATCCATGTCGTAGGGCACGGCCTCTCCGCTGATGTTCACCATCTTGCGGCCCGTGTAGAAGCACTGCATCACCTTCACCGTCTTGTAGGTCACCATCTCCAGGAAGTGGTCGAAGCTCTTCAGCAGATCGAGGATGCTGTACGAGGCTTGTGCCGCCTTGGCTTGGTAGAGCACGCCGCTCTCGCTGCCTTGTCCCTTTCCCTGAAGGGCGGGCTGTACGCCGCTCACGTCATCCACCATCGAACGGCTCAGCTGCAGGATGTAGTCAAAGCCACCGGGGATAGTCGATGCCGTGGCCACCGTGGGCTTCTCGCCGCGTTTCTTTGAGGTATACAGAATCACACCGTTGGACTTCACGTACTCCTCGGCGATATCCTCGATGCGCATATCCTCCGTCAGGCTCTCCTTGTCGATCATCAACACACCCTTGGCGGCGTTGCGGATATAGAAGTCCAGCGCCACCATGTAGTAGTTGAAGTATTCCTGCGAGGGGATGATCTCCGAGATGAACGGGTGAAACTCCCCGTCGATATACGGATAAGGTTTGAACACGAAGGGATGGAAACTCTCCGCACCGTTCCAGTAGGGGCTCTCGCCCTCCTCCAGCACATATCCGTCGGGAGAGAGATAGCGGTAATACCAATAGGTCTCTATCTTCCACTCATAGGTGATCAGGTTCTGCTTCTTGTAGGTTTCCTCTTCGATGTAGGTCATCACGCGGCCCAGTTCGTCCGTCATGGGCGTTCCGTCCGGGTTGCGCTTGATGTTCAGCTCCAGGCGCCGCTGGTTTTCCGCCTCCAACTCCTTTTTTTCTTTGAGCGACACGAAGTAAGGCTCGCTCTCCAGCGGGTCATCGCAGAGCCACGCCTCGCGTCTTTCCTTGGTCCACAACTCGATGACGCGACATTTGCCAAATTCGGCGGGCCAGTAGAACGAGGTGTCCTCCACGTTGTTCGTGCGTCCCCACACCGAATATTGCGAGTGGATGAACTCCTTGTCGCGGCAGTGCTGGTAGATCTCCGCCAGCCGCTGGCTGTCCTTGGGACTTTTGGCGAACATCGCCAGGATATCCGTAAAGTCGAAGTCGTGCAGCATGCCACAGAAGCGGATGTCGTCCATCTCCAGATCCAGGGAGTGGGGGAAGAATACGAAGTCGGGGTTCACATAATCCACCCATGCGTCCCTCTTGCCGCGTCGGTACGCCCAGGATATCTTGTACACGGGAAGGGCGCTGATCAGGAACTCCTCAAAGGTGCGGGCATCCTTCTCCGAGCGCTTGTTCAGGTGCATATTCTGCATGTAGAGCGAACTCCACACCTCGGCATACTCCTTCTCCCGTGGGTCGGTGGCGCTCAGCACAGGCGCCGATGTCGAGGAGCGGAACTGCCCCTGTACCACACGCTTGATCTTGCCCAGGATATTCGTCTGCAGGGCGGGTATACCCTTCTCCTTTAGATACTGTTCCTTGGTCATCGTGCGGCCATTATAGGTGATATAGGTGCTCTGGTATTGCTTGCCATAGGCAAAGGCCTTGCAGTGGGCACGCATCTTGCGGAAGGGCTCCAGGCGGCAGTGGGCGTTGTAGGCCTCCATCAACCACCGCTGGTTGCGCCTCACGCCGTCAAATCCTCTCCGCTCGTAGAGCAGGCTGTCGTTGATATTCTCTGCCATATTCTTATTCTTTTCGGGCAAATTTACGACAACAAGGCCCGCGTTTCGCAAATAATGAAAACCGGATATTCACTTTATAACATTTTCTGTTTCAAACGAATTAAATTTGCCGAAAAAGTATTTCCTATGAGCAAGAAACAAGTCATTTGTGTGGATTTCGACGGTGTGATCGCCAATCTGACCGACACCTTCGAACCTGACGTCTTCGGGGACCCCGTGGAGGGGACCAAGGAGGCGCTCTCCGTCCTGAAGAGGAAAGGATTCACTATCATCGTGTTTACCACCCGCAAGGCTACCGCAAAGCTGAAGAAATGGCTGAAGGATAACGAGATTCCCTACGACCATATCAACGAGAATCCCGACCAGCCGGGCGATGCCAATGCCGGGAAACCCATCGCGGACATCTACCTCGATGACCGCGCCATCACTTTCGACGGCAACTGGCGCTGGGCTCTCGAGCGTATCGCCCGTTTCGAGCCTTGGCCCAGCAAGAAGAAAGATGTGGAGAAGGAATACGACAGCGCCTTCGAGCAATACAAAAAAATGGCCCATAAATACGGTGCGATATGCGGATAGAAATTGTAGTCAAGGACGTCTATGCGTGTGCTATCGCCCTGACGTCGATAGCGGGCAAGGGAGTGAACAACTACCCCCTTGTGGCCGCTACCGAGGATAACCAGGAGATCCTGCAGCTTTATCTTTCGCAGGCCGTCAGCGAGGCCGAGGGAGCGCTGCGCGAACACCTGTCCGCCAGTCGTACGTTCTCCCTTACCTTGTCCGCCTCCGTGATCACGCTGGAGCTGAAGGATCATCTGAGAGCCGACGAGGGCATACGCAATATGATAGAATCGTCCCTCCGCCTGTACGCCATTCAGGCCGTCACAGCCCTCTGGCTGGCCAACACCCCCGCCGGGGATGCCGCCGAGCCTCATCGCAAGAGCGCCGAGGGCTATATGCTCACCGTTCTCGATGCCCTGGACCAAAGGGAGCGTTTCATCCTCGATGAGGATAATTTCGCAGTCCGCGAAGGGGAATCCGAGAGTGACGCACGGGACGTTACGGCCGTATACGAGGGAAAGAGAAAGGATTCCGAGGAGATTTCCGAGGACAATGCCACCCCTATCCCTTATGAATTGCGCGAGGAGGAGTTTGCCGACCTTGTGCCGGATGATCCTCCCGCCACCTACGAGCGCCGCTCCCGCGAGGCGTCCCGACTGGAGACGGTGGATACCGGCTCCTTCGCCACCCGCCGTCACCACGGCACGGAGGTGGGCGCCTCGGTAGAAGAGGGCGGTATCGGCTCCTCGGTGCGACAAACAGAGGGCGAGCAGACCCACACTTTGGCAGACGGGATGTACTCCCTCCGTATCGCCGAGCCTAACGACGATGCCAACGACGCAGCCTCAGGCGTGGATTATGAGGCGCGCCTGAAGGATAATATCCCTACACACAGGCGCCACCGCCATCCCCGTCCCGACAGGCTCCGCCCCTTGCCCGATGTGAGCGACTTTATCCCCGCTGACTTGGGGTACCAACATTCTGACAATTCTTAAAACCCATCATTATGAGATCAAGAGAAATCACAATCAAGCTGCTTAAAAAGCAGATAGCGGACGACATCACCGTGGAGTGCAACCTGCTGGGTTCCTTGCTGCAGCAGACCGCCGAGACGCGCAAAAACGGCGCCCGCATCATGACACCCGACGATGACGAGGTGAAACCTATCGTGGCCCGTGCCATGACGGAGGCTTTCGGCGAGGTCAAGCGCCAGTGCCAGCGTTACCTGATCCTGGGACGCGACAGCGACGACAACCGCCTGGAGCGCATCAACGAGATGGATGCCATCACCGACAAGATCACGCCATCTGACACGGGTACGCAATCCTCCTATAATATGGAGGCGGGCAAGAAATACCTGCTGCGTATCACCTCCAGCGCCGAGGTGAAGATTCTGGACGGTACGGTGCCCATCGCCACCGTGAACGGCCTGAAGGAGTTGGAATACACTCCCACCTCTTCCACTATCCTGAAGGTGGTGGGCGATTCCGCCACGTCGTGCAAGATCAAGTATCTCTACGGCGAGTTCGGCTACTACGAGCTGCGCCTGGATATGCCCGAAGCCTTCAACGTGGGCCTGACGGAGACGGTCAAGAGCAACGCCCACCGCTCCATCGTGGATTATATCATGTACAAGGTGCTCTTCAACCAGCTGCCGGAAAAGGCCGAGGAATACCGCAAGCGCTTCGACGACAGTCAGGATCGCCTGAGTGATTCGCTGGATGCCCGCGTGGATAACTTCTCCCGCCGCTCGGCCGACTGGAGCTAAACTTTAGGATCTTCCGATAGGTAGTGATCATAGTTCTTTTTTGTTTTGTGTGTGTTTAATCGAGGGCGGGTGCGGTTCTTCCGTACCCGCTTTTTTTGTGCGGCTGGAATAGAAAAGAAAAGTCCGGTACACTCCCGTGCACCGGACCCTCACGAATTCAACTTTAAACACTTAACCGATGAAAATCTCTATCTCACATTTTTACCGTCTTTCTTCTTCACGCCCAGTGCCTCCATCTGCTCGTTCCACGTCTGTCTCAGATTACGGATCTGCTCCATCGTGGCCTTGTCGTCACCACCCTTCTGACCCAAGGTCTTCTTCAGACGGTTGATGGCCGAGCGATAGCGGGTGGTTAGGTTATAGCCCTGCAGATACATCTGCTTCTCGCTGTACATTCGCTGTGCGGCCTCGGGGTCGTTCTGCTGGGCCTCCTTGTAGCGGTCCTGATATTGCTTCAGCCCGGCCATGGTCTTCTTCAGGCGATAGTCCTGCAGGATATCCTCGGCGGTGCACTGGTTCATGTATGCGTCATCATTCTGGGCTTTTACGTCCTCACCGTTAATCACCTCGCGGGCCTTCTCCACCATCTCCGCCTGACTGACGGCGTGATAGTCCTGAGCACCCGTTTGTTGCTCGATGTAGCGCTTCAGGCGGCGTCGCTGCTTCAGGTCCGTGGTCGCGTCGAAGGCTTTCATGGCGTCCTGTACCGTCTCGATGCCCTCCATCTGCTCTTCCTTGGCCTCGGCCTCTATCTTGGTCTTGGCCACATTGAAGAACTTCTCGGGATCGAGATTGTTCATCACGCACGCATTATATACGGCGGAAACATAGTTGAAATCACCGCTCTTGATAGCCTTCTCAAAGTACGAGCTGGCCTTGCCGGGTGTAAAGCCCTTGGACGAGGGCATCACCAGGTCGAGCCACAAGAAATCCTTATCCTCCTGCGTGGGGATGGAGTAGGGCAGGAACTTCTTGGAGAGCATATACAGGCGGGCCGCGTCCTTCTGCCAGCCCTTCTTGTCCTTCATATCCTGATTCTCCCAACCGCTCAGGCTGTGGCCGCTGATAAACTCAAAGGTGGTAGCCAGCAAGGGGTTCGCCTTGCCTGCCATCTTATCGATCATCGGACCGGGGAAACTCAGGCCGTCGCGGCCAAAGAAGAGTTCGGGCAATTCGCGGAACTGCTTGCCCCAGCGGGCATAACTCTCCGTGCCGTCAGAATACCGTCCCGTAAACAGGTGGGTCTGCTGTCCCAGCGTGTTTCCCGGCATCGTGTAGTCGTACCACTTCATGCCCTCCGGATAAGCCAGTTCATAAGGGGACTTATATTCAGGGTCTGTCTCACGCATCTCGTCGGCCTTCCGCTTCTGCTCCTCTTCGTCCTCCCGACGGAACTCGGCGTTCAGGGCATTCATCAGGCCGTAGAAGAAGATACCTGCAGTCAGCCAGAACTGGCGGCCATACTTCTTTCGGGTCTGCTCGGCAGGGTTGCCCTTTACCAGCTGCTTCCAAAATCCGTTGTCATCATACAGACGGCCGTAACCAAACGGAGAGAGTGCCTGGCGGATGGTGGCCAGCGTCCAGTCGGGTGAGAGCAGCAGTGCACGCATGATACGCACACTCTTGGGCGAATAGCCCAGTATATCAAAGTGAAGTCCGCCAAACGTATCGTTTACCAACTGGCCAGCCTCATCAAGGGCGTCACTCAGCTGTTGCTCGGTCCATTTCTTGCGCTGTGCCTCGCGGCGGATCTCGTCGGCCATCTTCTTGAAAGAGGCAATCTTGTACCCGTCGTGAATCACATCCCAAAGAATCTTGTCGCTGCCCGTGTTCAGGAAGTCCAGGAGCCAGGCGGCTTGCTTGGCTATAGGTACATTCTTGTCCTTTGTGAACTTATAAATCGAGGTGGTGAAGTTCTGCACGTCGGCGGTGGAATAATCGTTGGTGGCGCCCAGCGACACGAGGTGCTGCACGGCGTCCCTCGTAGCCTCCCTATCGTTCATGGCAGGGATATTCCCCTTGGTGATCGTATCCCAAATCAGGTTCTTGGCAATCACCTTGGCGGCGTTCCACGGCTTCAGCATGGCCACGGCCGTCTCGGTCAGCGCTCCATGGTGGAAGAACGAGAACGAGAGGGCTATCTTCTTCATCAGTGACGAGGTTATCCAGATGCCGCTGGTCAGCTTGTTGGCCAGAGGGCCCATCTGTCCGTGATCCAGGATGCGCTGGTCGCCGAACACCGGAGCAATCATCGGCTTGATCACCGAAAGCACCTTGTACCCGTCGAAGGCCGTATGGTTCATGCGGCTGTAAATCGGGTCCTTCACATCGTCCCTCACAATCACGTCCACCTCCATCGGCAGGTTGTCCTTGCCTCCCTCCACAAACATACGGAATCCCTTCAGGAAGTTCAGCATGCGGTGGTTGGCAATCGTCTCCGTGGCATAATGCCCGTATTCGGTAATAATGCCCGTGATATCGTCGTACTTGGGGACCATACCCATCGCCTTACCTTCGGCGTACGAGGGGATGACACGGTGTTTGGTAAAGGGAGAGCGCAGACGCATTGTGTTCACGTAGGCTTGGTATCTCTCCTGCGCCTCCTTGGGGCTGCGTTTCCAGTCCCAGATATGCGTTACGTAATTCTGAATCTGCGGAGCGTCGTAGAGCACACCCTCCTCGGCCATCAGGTTATACACCTCCTCAAACCAGTCACTTACCCTCTTGGCGGCCTCCTTCAGCTCGGGAGTGACCTCACCTTGATAGGTCCCCTCGATGTAGTCAGGGATAGCCTGCAGCACCTCCTTGCTCTTGGCCACCTTTTTCAGGTCGTCCACAAAGAAAGCATCCTCCAGGTTTCCCGTCTCGATATAGCGTCGGCGCTCGATAATCTCCTGCTGGATATCCTTCTTGACCTGCTCCTTGGAGGTGAGAATCTTCATATCGTTCATCTTCTCCTCAAAGTCCTGACGCATCTCGCGCATCTCGTCCTCAGTGAGGTTGTTCACGTTGTCGGCTCGGTCAGGTTCCGTGCCTTCGGGAGCGGACGCAGCAGGCTTGCCTCTGAAGGTGGCTTCAGCGGCATCCATTTCCCGGCTGCGGTCGGCAGCGTTCTTTTCAGCAATCTGCTGGCGGATTTCATTCATGCGGCGCTCAATCTCAGGCTTGCGCTCGGTGGACCATTTCTCGTAGTCCTGCTCCCGTGCGGCAAAGTCGGCATCGCTCTCGCCCTCGTTGCGTCGTGGGCTGGGGTGGTTCATCATCTCCTCGGCCAGATCATTCAATTCCTGGTCGATAGTGTGATCGTTCAGAGGCTCTTGCTCCACCTTGCGGCTCTTCTTCGCCCTATCCAAACGGTTCTCATACTCCTTCAGGCGCTTGTAATAGCTGGAGATACTCTCGCCCTCTTTACGCTCGGGACGGCGGAGCGAATACTGCACGAGGCTGCCATACGTTCCATACTCGTCAGGCTCGTCATGGGTGTCCAAACGGGTCATCATCGACTTCATGGACCGCTTCTCACTCTCGGGGATATCGGTTCGTGTATCCAGGTACTCCTTCATCCTATTCCCGTTCAACAAACGGAACGCGCCGCGGTTGATACGCTCCATTACGTCGCTGGGGTTCACGATCAACTCTGCGTCACCTTCGGGATGTATGATCAATTCCACAGGCACACGATTCCCCTCGTCGCCCAAGAGGGTGACGACGGATCGGTTGTCGCCTGTAAAGATGGTGGCAGGCGACTTGATAGCCTCCGGCAAGTCATTGAGAAGGTTCGGGTCGTATCCCGCCTTCTTCAGAGCGTCGGCGGCTTTGACGCCGTTAATGCGTATGTTCACCTTACGGAGGTGCGGTCGGAGCACGCCCGTAGGTCGTCCGATTAAGAATTCTTCTTCTCGGGTGATATCGGTCCATTCTCCTTCCCGTCCCAATACGGTGTCGGATTCTTGATTACTCCGTACAGAGGCACTTCGCCCTTCTTCATGCGCTCCTCGAAGTCCTTTCTCATTCTCTCGTGCATCTTCTCCATCTCCACGAGACGGTTGTCTTCTTCTTTCGCCATAGTTTTCTCCTTTTATTAAATAATCGATGATTGCGCGGACTACCACACCAAGTTCTTTATGATTCTCGTCATAAGCCAATTTATCAGGAAGGGTTTCCAAACCGCCTTTGTCCAATAAATCGGATATCACGTTTTCGATGTAGTAAGCAATCTTTTCATTGTCCTTTTCTATCTTATAATTATGCTCCACAAAGTTCCATACGAACGAGTTCAAGTCCTTCACCTGCTCAGCGGCCTTCTGGAGGAGGGCACTGGTGGCGGGTGTGTCGTCAAAGATTAAGTCGTAGGCTCTGTGCGAGTTCTCATGCCATATCGTATTGCGAGCGGATCTCACCGTTCCCCGAGTACCAAAGATAAGCACCTGGTGGGCGGGCTCAAAATAGCAACCATTCACTTTGGGATCGTTCAACATGTCCTTGATCAGGCTGACAAATCTCTCAGGGTAATCACCGGGGAGTTCTTTTGACAGATAATCGGTGATATCTTGCTCCGTACGGATGATAGCAGGTTCCTTCAGATGAGGAGCCACCCTCTTGAAATCTTCCATATAACGCGCCACGGCGGCCCTGCCTTCCTCGGAATCCAGGCTCACATTATCCAGTCGCTGCAAATCTACTGAATTTTGTTCACCTTTCAAAGCTTTTTCCAAGAAAATCTGGTCTTCGCGGGATACATCTTCTGTCTCAACAGCCAGCGACTGGCGACGTTGTTCGTCGGTCATATCTATACGGGACGATACGTTGCGGGCTCCCTTCTCGCCGATAAAGCGATATTTGGGGAACTGCTCGTTCAGGCGGCTCACCTGCTCGTCGGTCACGGCGCCATCCTGACGGGGCTGCGGTTCACGTCCTGCCCGGCGCACCATATCGTCCACCTCGGTGGGTGTAAGGATGCGGTTCACCCTCATGGCGCCCGTGATGATCCACTCGTCGGTCTTCGGGTCTGGATTCGTCCTATAGCGGTACGAGCCATTCTCCGGCACGCGGGGAAGACCTGCCAGGGAGTGCTGATATTTGCCGCTGGGGTTGATGCCGTAGCTCGTGGCCTCCTTCTGATAGTCCACATCGTTGGCATATTCCACCTCCGCCCACACAAAGTTGGCGGGGAACAGCGCACGCTCACCCGTCTGGGGGTCGCGGCGGTTGAACTGCAGCGCATAAGGTATCTCACCCAGGTGCCAGCCCGGTCGGTAAGCCAGTTGGCCGCTGCCTCCTTGCGTACCCTTGCCTCCGCTCTTCACCTTGGGACGCCCCGTCTTGCTCTCGCCCACGATGGGGGCGGCATCGGCGTTCAGCCAGATACCCACGGGAGTATCCTTTCCGCCTGGGTTGGCCACCATGGGTGGATAGAGTTTCCCGTCGTTGCCCAGCACGAACACCTTGTATCCGATGCCCGTCTTCTTGGGAGCCTCATCGCGGCGGATGCTAAAACGCACGCCTTCCTCATTCGAGGCGATCTCCAGCGCCTTCTTGCGGGCTGCGCTGTCGCCTCGCTTGTATTCCACGATGCGAAGCCCAGCGTCCTTCAAACGGCCGTACAGGTCGTTCGGCAGGTCGTCGGGGATAACGGCGGCGGCGAACTCATTCAGCGTCACGGGGCGCTCGAACTTTGTCTCAAAGTATTCGGTAGGAGCGTTCTGGAGCAGTTCTTTAAAGTCCTTCAATTCCTTCAGCTGCTCATCTTCCAGATTAACTCCGTATTCCTTGGCAGCGGCCAGCATATCCTTGGATGTAAGCACATCCACCAAGCGGGCGTTCTGATGATAGTCGTACTCGTCGTCGCTCATAAACAGGTTGGCAAGCTCAAAGAATTTGTCGTTTATCTCCTTGATTACACTTCCTATCTCGGAACTGGATACAAGACGGTCTTTAGCCTTTCGGATAGCCGCCAAAGAATTCAGGTTCTTAGTCAGGCGTGCACGAGCTGCGCCAGGTGAATCGTTAAAGACACTTTCCGCTCCGGCACGTCCTTCCTTCTTCATCATCTTCGACACGTTCTCCAAGGTCAGAGGTAGGTATCTCTTGTTGCCACTGGGCGTATACCCATTAAACAACATTTCATTGACACCGTATTCCTTCTCCTTGTCAGACAACCACTGATTGAACTCATCCAGCAGCCCCTCTTTCTTCAGGGTACCATAGGATTCTTCGGCTATCTTGTTATAATCAACCTCACCCTTATCCCGTACACTTCTAAATATATCGTACCAGAAGTCCTGCAGGCGGTTCTTGCCGATGCCTTCTTCGGTAAACTGTTTCGGGTCCACTTCCTGCATGGCTTCAAAGACGGTCCGTCCGTCCTTGAATTTTTCTTTTCTCCATTCCCCATAACGGTAGTCCACATAGATATCCACCAACTTCTGACGTTCCCCGTCGCTCATATGATACACATCTTTATCCAGCAGCCCCTCCTTTTTCAGGGTATTCACAAGGGCCTCATCATATTTCAAGCCCTTATATATCGTCTTAGGAGTGCGCCCCTTCTCATGTAGGAACAGATAAGCCAGGGGGGCGGGAGAATTTCCCGCTTCCACATATTCTGTAAAGGCGCTGTACATCCTATCATCCATTTTATCAGGGAAATGCAGGTTCTTCATGTCCTTGTAAAAACGGGACGTAGCTCCATTCTCGAATTGTTTGGTCGTTTGGGGAAATCTCGGCGTATAAGCATCACCTGCCCACGTACCTGCATTACCTCCGCTCCTCTTATCTATCAGGCTGGATGGCATCACCAGGGAAATATCCCCGTATTTATCGTGCCCTGTTTTGTTCAGGTCGATAACGGCTGCACTGGGATTGGCCAGGCCTCCTAAACCGAGAGCCTTGCGCAGTTTGTCCTCACTGATATTATGTACACCCACGAGGCTCTTGTCGTCCTGGCTTGGCTCATTCACCTGATTACGGCCATACTGGGGGTCAGGCTCGTCGAAATGGCCCTCGTCAGCTGCGCTGGTGTAGTGCTTGGAGGTACTATAATTGCCGTCCACCTTGACGATATCCATCAATCTCAACGAGCCACCTGAGTAGCGCTTGGTGGCGCCCTGCAGTTTATGCGCCAACTCAATACTATAGGGGAAATCGCCGTACACGGCGGCTGTAGAGCCCGAATAGAGGGGGACGGCTGTCGCAATCTCGCGGGCCAGCGCCTCCACGTCATCCATATTACTGAAAGTGGTGTGAATGTTGGCCGTTATCCTTAGCTGATGGTCCATGACCAGGAAATTAATCTTGCCGCACTGGCCCAGACGCTGGGCGGAAACAAGCTCCGCCACGTCTTGACTGCTTGTAACCCTGGTACGGCCCTTCAAATCATATTCAGGAGAGAATACCTGCTTGTCGAAGCGCAGCACCTCCAGTGGGTTGTCTTCTCCCTTGGTAGGACGGACACGCTCGTCACGGTCGCCTGTTACGTAGAAGAGGCCGTATTTGCCCGAAGTGGTGTCGATGATAATGCCCGGTTGTACCACACTCGGCTCAAACATCTCGTAGATTCTGGATAATAATTTCCAGTCTTCGGTACTATTGGTGATATTGCCGGAAGGATGGTTGTGTACCATATATATTTGGTCCACGCCACCCATCTTGTGGGCCGCGGCCTGCAGCGGACTTAAATCAGCCGGAGCGGATGCCACACCACCCATGCCTATATGCAGCACAGTAGGCTTGCCGTCCTTCACCATCACCACAAACACGTTCTCGATAGCCTTGTTTTCCAGCTCACGGAAGATGTAGGCCACATCGTCTGCGCCTTTGATCTTGTTGGCTCCGGTAAACGAGAACTCACCCGACTGGGTAAACTGGCGCTCTACGTAGGCATAATCACCCCTGGAGGTGTCCAGCCCGCCGAAGCTCGTATACCTCAAAGGTTTCTCGTCCTTGACGGGGACCACGTGCTGCAGGGCGGGCTGCGAAAAGAGATCACCCGTAAATCCGTCGTTTTTATTGGCTTTGGCAGCCTTTGGACGGCGCATAGCGGCACGTTTGGTACCTCGAGCTTCCTCGATAGCTACACGATGGCCAGCCTTGATTAACAGTGGCAGGCAGCTATCCAGTTTTGCGGCGGGGAAAAAGGCCAGTTTTTCCTTTTTACCACCCAGCATACGGTCGCTCAGAATCGCGTCCGGAATCTTCAAGAACGCGTCGGCATCGTCCTGGTAAGCGAAGTAAAAATCACCCTCGCGGAACAATACCAATGTATTGGGGAATTTCGCTTTAATTTCTTCCTTGCGCTGGATCAGATAGGGCATCGACGATTCGCTCACGATATTCTGGCCCTCCTCTTCGGCCCTTCGGATGGCGTCGCTCTCTTCGTTCATGCGCTTCAGGCCGTTGTATTCGGCCTCCATCTCCATCTGCTCACCCTTCAGCGTGGTCAGCTCGTTATCCAGCCCTTCGCGGTCCACTTCGTCGCCGGGTTGGGCGTTATCCAGTTGGTCCTGAAGTTCCATCTGACGGCTCTCGTTCTCCGTCAAGAGGTTCTCCAGTTCCTGCATACGGTCGGCGTTGGCGGCCTCGATATTCGGGGCCTCCTCAGGTTTGGCGGTGACAGGCGCTGTTTCTTGCGGTTTCTGCTTCGGCGCTGCGCCACGGCGCTTACCCTTCCTCTTGGGCTGCTCCTCCAGTGCCTTCTGGATCTTCTCCTTGCGATAGTTCGAGATGGCGTCACCCATACCGGAATAAAGGCCCACTTGCATCTGCGTGGACTTGCTCCACTTGCTGTCAGTGTCCAGCTCGTAGCTCTTGCTGTACAAGGCCTCTGCAAGGTCGTCCAGCTGCTTCAGCGTCAGCGATTCCACGCCCTTGACTTCAGGATTGATTTGCTGAATGAACGGCTTCAGCAAGGGAGGTACGACGCCCTCTTTTACGTAGCGGTCGATAGCCAAACTACCCAGATGGATATTATCCTCCAGGAATTTCTCGCGCTCGTCGCGGCGCTGGCGGTACGGCGTGCGGCCTTCCAGTTTGTCGCGGCGCTCAATCTCCTCGATCATGTCGGCCAACTCCTTCTTATCCCTCTCAGGGTTCGGGGAATCATGGTCGGCCAGCATGGATTCGTAATCCTCGATATATCCCTCCAGCTCTCCGTATTCATAGTCCTCCAGGTAATCGTTGCGGTCACGATTCATGGCATACTCCTTGAAGGGCTTCGTCTTGCGGGTGCTGCTCTCAATCCAGTTCTTGAAGCGCTCGCGGGTAGTCATGGTGATATTACCCAGCCCTTTCCAGCCGGGTGAATAATTCGCCAGATAGGCCTCTTTGGCCTTGTCGGCGGAGGGAAAACCGTACATCACCTTGTGCTCGTCGAACTCTCCGGTCTTGGGATTCACCTGGTCCACGACGTAGATCTCACCCTGCGTGGGGTCGTCGCTCAGGTACACGTCGATATGGTCACCGTCCACACCCTTTGTGCCACGGATATACCCATACGTGTTGTTCATCGTCACGCTCCAGGGCTTGCCGTCGGCATCCACTCCGCTGCGGGTGGAGCCCTTCGGATTCTCGATACTGATATTGTGGCCGTCGATAGTCACGTGGCCCTTCTCGTAGTTTCCAGCCTTCTTCTGGGCGTCGGTGGGGTTGGTGGCTACCTGCTGCTCGGCCTGACGAATAGCCGTAACAACAGGATTATTTTCGCTATTTGTTTGGTTTTTAACGGAATTGTCCGTACCTTTGTCCCCTGAAACGTCAGTGCCCGGTGCAGCTTGGGCTTGATTGACAGCGGCTATAGCACTCGTGCTGTTGTCTGCTGACGTTTCATCATAAGCCGTCAAGACCCAGTTCTTGTCGGCTATTTTTTTGCCATTCTCTCGATAATTCTTACGTATGGTAACAATCTTATTATCTTTTCGGATAACGATTTTATCCCCGTTTTCAAGGGTTATCTTACCATTCTTTATCACATCGTCTATCACATCGGCAGCCGCCTCTACTGTCTCAAAACTCTTTCCTGGGCCTACATGCTTCTCGATGATATGCTGAAGCCCACCGTTTTTATCTCCCCATACCAAGTCAATATCTCCGGTTTTATCACGATGGAATACGCTCAATAAATCACCGGATTTACGATCAGCCAAGAATGAAAAAGCATCTTTCACCTTTCCCTTAAACTGATCAAAGATATCACCGAATACGCCATGGCCTACAGGAGTGGCTTTTTTGGTATTGGATTGGCCCTTCTCCTGAAGAAGGTTAATACAACTTTTAATATCAGGATCTCGGTATCTCTCGTATTCGGCTTCGAGTTGCGCTTTTGCTTGCTCTATTTTTTCAGCAGAACCGGATTCCAAAGCCTCCACCGTTATTTTTTCATATTCATTTCGGTATGGACTTTGAGCGACGGTAATTGTTGCTTTTTGAATAAGTTCTCCGTTTTTATGAATTTGGGGCTTGCTGCAACCCACAATAATTCTTTCGCCGGGGGCGAGGCTTTCATCAATCGTGAATTCAGCGTTTACGCGCATCCCCTCATTATACTTCTGCCCCATATACGTTACAATCTGATAACCTTTCTCCTCCATGGCTTTTTTATAGGATTCGAAAAGTTGTTGGGCGTCTTCGGGATACTCTACAACACCTCTATAACGATTTTTCTCGTAGCGTGCAATCTGATTCATTATTTCGATGTCATCGTTTTTTTTGATTGCCTCGTTCAAATCCTCAATATTTTTACGAGCAGTTTTGAAAGAACGATAAATCTGATAACCTTTCTTCTCCATTGCTTTTTTATAGAATTCGAAAAGTTGTTTAGCTTCTTCAGAATACGTCACATTGCCGCGATACATGTCTCTCATGTAAGTGCCGAGCAAATCTAATATTACGATGTCATTACCTTCTTTAATCGCTTCGTTCAAAGCCGCTACATTATTTCGAACGGTTTTGGACCCACAATTTTCCACCGTGGGGTGGGATAGTATAGGAAATGTGCCTGCATCCGCTGATGCAGGCTCACCACCTTCGTTTCTTACTTCAAGCCTCTTTCCTTCCTGATTCGTGCGGATTCCTGTCTCGCCAGATAAATCTGTACCGCCTTCAGGGATTCTTTCGCCGGATCTGCTCCTCTGTGGATGGCTCTCTTCATCAGTTCCTTCTCCGCCGGGTGCATGGCTGCTACTGCCTGAGGAATCAGCTTCGCTATCTCCTCCGGCTCCATTTTCATTATCTTCTCGTTGGCTATCGCGATTCCCTCTATCGCTGCCTGTCTGATCGGGTCTGTTTCCATAATCTTCTTCTTTAGTTTCTACAAAGTTAAGCATAAAATCCAAATAAGCCTCGGATTTTTTGTACTTTTCGTCCAACTTGGCCTGAATTTCTGCATTTTCCAAGTAAGCCAGGTAATCCTCATAACTCATATGCTCAACTTCCTGATAGTATTCTTCACGCTGCTCCTCTATCTGACGCTGCTCCTCGCGGTACATGCGGTCCGCTTGCTCGATGCGGTGGTTCTCAATCATGCGGTACATCTGTCCCCATGTCGGAGCCTCCTGCAGGGCCTCCAGGATGGCATTGACGCCTGCCATAGGATCGTTCTCATCCACCAAGCTGCCAAGGTCTCTCTCCTTGGCGGCCTGCACCAGGTATTCCCCGGCCTTGCCGAGCGTCATGCCTCCGTTCTCCTTTGAGGCCACCATGCCGAAATGCGAGCGCTGCTCACTCTTGCTGTATCCCGTTTCCCTACGGTACTCCTCAGGAATCAACTTAATCTCGTGGTTGGCCAGCAAGATGGAGGCGAGCTCTACGGCGTTCATCGGCTCGCGGTTGTTCAACACTTCCATGGCGGCATCGCTGTCCTTGAAGCGGCTCTGGGCTGCCTTGTACGGAGCACTGGGTCGCCAACCCTCCGATTTCTTGGATACCTGACTGTGCACCTCGGCCCAGAAATCAGCCGATTCGCTCAGCTGCTGCAGCTTCTTCTCCTCCTCGGCGAGGAACTGCTGCGCCTCGGCCTGCTTTTCGGCATCGTCGAAGGTGGTGTTCTCTATCTGCTTGCGCAGTTCCTCCACACGCTTCAGCTGAGCCTCCACCTTGCGGGCAGCCTCCAGGCTCTGCTGCGAGGTGGCCGACGACGCGGAGTTGCCCAGCGTCTTGAACGTATCCACCACGTCCTTGATATCGCTATGCTCATAGTCTGGCTTACCTGCTTGCGGATGACCTTCGGGGAAACGGGCCAGGCGGTTCACGGGGTTCTTCGCCTCCATCTTGCGCTGGCGCTCCTCAGCCTCCTTGCGGGCCTTCTCTTCGGCCTCGGCCTGCTTACGGGCTGCCTCTTCCGCTTCTTGGCGGGCTTTCTCTTCGGCTTCAGCTTGTTTACGGGCTGCTTCCTCAGCCTGAAGGCGGGCTTTTTCCTCAGCCTCAGCCTGTGCTTTGCGGGCGGCCACCTCCTCCTCATACTGGCGGTCAGCCTCAGCGTATTCCGCACGGATGGGAATGGCTTGCGCACGGTCCATTGCAGCCTCAAAATCTTCCACCGACATGGGGAAGGTCTCATCGCTGCCTACTTCCTGAAGGATATAAGAGCCCGTGTTTTCGTCAAAGTCTTTCTTGACCACTGTAGCCACGGAGTTAGGGTTATCGTCCAGCGCAATCTTGACGGGAGCGCCATACTTGGCGGCAAACACGTCCTTCTGCTTGGCCCGCTCATCAGCGGGCACGTTCAAGTCAAACAGGATGCTCTCCTTGTCAAATGTACGTATATTGGAATGCTTGTCCAACTTGATAGAGCGGGCATTGCCATTGTCGAAGGAGGAGAAATCATAGTAGCCGCTCTCATCGACTGCAAGAGGAATCACGATCACCTGACGGCTGTTGGTGGTCGGTCTGCCTTCCGCATCAAGTCCGGATACGACCACACCATACGGGTGTTCCTTGTCTCCCCATCTACCCAGGTCTACCACGAAAGCTTTGCCACTGGGCGCTATCTTATCCGCAAGCTGCTGTGTCTGTTGTCTGAAACCAGCGTCCCACTCTTCGTGCGCCTGATCAATGCCCTGCGATACCCTCGCGTTCTCGATATAATCCTCCGTCAGACGGCGCACCTCTTCGGGCATCTCGCCCAAACGGGCCTGCAGCTCTTCCTCCGAAAGAGCCAACAGCTCCTGGGCCTCGGCTGCCTCCATGCCGGATCCCTTCTGCAGTCTTTCCAGCGCAATCTGCGTGCGCAATCTCTGGGTGGCCATCTCCTGGTTGTTTTGACGGGTGTATATCTCCCGCCCAAGGTCGACGCCACGGGCGGGCTCAGCGGGGCCTGCAGGCGCAGCCTCATCGCCCACGGGAGCGGTTCCTTCCGCGGTGTGTGCAGCACCTTCTGTGGTGGGTGCAGCACCTTCTGTGGTGGCTGCCACTTCTTCCGCGAGCTTCACCTCTTCCGCGGGTCCCTTATTCTCCAACTTACGCTCCGTATCACCTGTCAGGCGGCGCTGCATACTGCGGATATAATCGTCCACGGCGCCACGCTCTTCCTCGGTCAGCGACTGGTAAGGCTTCTTCAGCAGGCTGTCCAACCACTTGTCCTCAGGCTTATGTCCGTACGTCTCCTCGATCAACTTCTTCAGTTCATCGGTGCGATACTTCGGGGCGTCGATATCTTGAATGTTCTCGGTCAGGCTCTTTACCATGCGGAAGACTTCCTGCTTGGCAACAATAAAGTTTGCACCCTCTCCGAGTTTTCTCGGGACGTTAGGAATATCCTTCAGACGCCCTGCCAGACCGTCCAGATATATTTCATATACCTGCTCCTTGGTTAGGTTGTAGCGCTGGCCTACGAGGTCAAACAAACGCATCGTGTTGTCCAGCACGGCAGCCTTGGTCATCAACTCCTCCAGCTCGTCCACCTGCTTTCTCTTGGTTCCGTCCAACTTCTCGGAGCGATACTTCTTGGCGGCGTTGTACGTGTCGAAGGTGCGGGTCTCGAAAGTCTGCCCGCTCATCCCATAGGTCTCCACCTTGAAACGTCCCTGCTTGTCCACCGTCACATCAGACACGGAGGTGGGGTCAGGGAGCTGGTACTGCTTCCCGGTCAGGTAATAAATCACCTTGTATTTTGTATTCAGGTCGATATTCGGATTACCCATCAATCGGTCCATCGTATTCTTCTTATATTCCTCTTCAGGCCGATAAATAGGGTCTTGATGCCCAGTATAGAGTTCTACTCCCTGAGACGGATTCCGGTTGATTGCGCTGCCCATGATAACGGATGTCACCACATCGGGTGCGGTATTACCCGTATATCCCTCGCGGTTCAACTGCGCAATCTCGTCCTTGCTCAACTTGATCTGGCTCCAATCCACCGAGGGCTGTCCGATACGCTTCCAGTGCTTCAGTGCACCGATAGCGTCAAAGCCGAGGTTCACGAGGGCGGCATGGGTGGCCTCCTCGGTCCAGTTCACGTTATCGATGTCGAAGTTCGGGTCGCTCATCCACTGACCCAGCACACTGCTGCCAGCCATCAGCAAGGTACGCCCCGTAAGGGAGCCTGTATAACCCGCTGCCTTGCCCGGCCATTTACCCATGGTCTGCTCGGCCTTGCGGGTGAGCGGTTGCATGCCCGCACCAAAGATACCCATCGTGGCGCCCAACAGTGCGCCGCGTCCCGTATCCTTAATCAGGCGCTCGGCGTCGATAGTCCCGTCGGTGTAGAGCTGCGAGACGGCGCTGCCCGTACCTTCCAAAGCGGCAAAGTTGGCCGCCTCCGAGGCAGAGCGCATCGCATAGTTCAGGGCGCTCCCCTGCAGGTCTCTCAGCACGATGCCCTCGGCCACGCTTCGCGACACACCTCTCTCAATCAACTTCTGCGCCTGCTTCTGCACGGCCTTCTTCATCACGGCATTGCCTGCCGCCTCGCCGATACCTCCCGTGGCGGCCATCAGGGGCAAATCCAGCGCGATACTGCCCGCCTCCGAAAGCACATTGGCCGTGGTGCTGGGCTTATAACGTCCCAGCGCCTCCTGCTCGATTTGGCGCTCTTCCATACTCTTCCCGTCAAACAATCCTGCCAGCATACCCATCGTAGAGCCTGAAAAGGCCTTCTGAAGGATATAACGGGCCTCCGTCTTGGGAATCTTGCGCTGCACCAGGTAATCATATACGCGCTGCATCAGGGCATCACGCATATCTCTCTCGGGTTGTGTCATCTGCCCGCCGTCTGCGCCGCCTTGCGGTCCGTAGTTCTGGTCGATATATTTCTTGGCACCCTCGATCACCTGCTTGGCATCGGTGGCCGTGGCCACATCGTGAGCAAGCTGCACACCTTGACTGTCCGTCTTGGCGCGTCCTAAGCCCAGCCAGAACCCGTCGTTCAGCCGGGCTTCCTCGTTGATGCGGGTCTTCGCCTCGTTCTGCCCCTGATAGATCAGCTCGTCCACCAACTGCTTCACGGGGCCCTCGAACGCCTTGTTCACCTGAGCGTTGAAAGCGTCACGCTGCTGGATGTAGTCCTTGTTTTCTTCGTCCTGTCTTAAAAGAGCCTGACGCGCATCATCCGTATCATCAACTGAGGTTCCGTAATAACGGTCCAGGAATCCACGCTCGGGTTTTTGGCGAAGGTTTTGTACGCCTGACGGTGAATTTTTCACATTTCCCGTGCTATTTTCACCGGAAACGGGGTTATTTACGTTATTTTTGTCGATATTCGGAGCGTTTTGTGCCGTAGCGGTAGGGAGCGGGTTGTTCTCTGCCGCAGGCGTAGGTTGGGTGGTTCCCGCCGTATTCGGGGCGGGAGCGGGTGCAGGAGGTAGGTTGTACGTACGCTCCAGGTTGTTCTGCGGCTGTCCCGTCAGGCTCTCCATAGCCTTGTCGGTGGCCGTCTGGAAAGAGGACGCATGATAAGCGTCGGGCTGCATGGGCGACATCAGTTTGTCGAAGTTTTCATAGGTATCGTTGTAACCTATCTTCTTCAACTCGTCGTAGGCACGCTTGCGCACCTTCGGGTTACTGTCCATCATACCAGAGAACTCATCGTAGCGGTCCACGTAGTTGGCATGCTTCACCAGCAGGTCGTACACCTGCCGACGGGCCGCCTCGTAACGGTTTGTGGGATTGTTGTTCGGATTTTCCATATTTCGTGAGGTTTGTTATTCTTTGAATGAAAGTCCTTCTTTGGCGCCCTGCGAGCCACCGGTAACGATATTCCCGTTCGGATCTATCGTGAAGGTGGACGCCTGACCTTTCTGCCCCTGCAGGGTGAAACCCATGTTCTTCAGGATTCCTTCGTCCACACCGCCACTGGCGATGATCTTGCTGGCGATGCCTACCACGTCGGCGCCGATAGCGTCCTTGCCCTGCTTCTGGTTGTCATCTCCAAAATTATCGACGATTATGCGGGCTTCGAGGGGTGTAAGAGGAGTTCTTCTTGTATATGTCTTATCCCCGTTTATGGTGATAGATTCTTTAACACCTCCGCCTCCTCCATTTTCACGGATATCATTGGCGCGTCGCTGGTTGGCGATCGTGGCGTTGTGGAAACGCTCGGTCTCGGCCTGCTGCTGGGCCTTGAAGCCCTGCTCCCATGCGTTCTTGGTGGCGTCGGCCGCCTCTTTCCGGTTCTTTCGGGCTGCGTCGTCCTGGAATTTGAGCAGGGAGAGGGCATAACTCTGCTGCTGGGCCTGCTGCTGGGCGCTGAGGGCGTCCTGACGGGCCTTCTCCGCGCGGTCCTTTACCAGTGCCTCCACGTAGTCCGCATAGCCCTGGCGGTCCAACTTGGTGTTATAGTCCCTAAGCTGGGTGAAACGAGCCTGCTGCTCCTTGCCCAGGTTATCCAGGTTCATAGCCATGTGCCCCTTGTTGGTGCGCACGTAGTTCACCAGGTTGCCGAGGAACGTGCCGATGGCGTTCAGGCGCTCGCCGTTACGGATGCGCCGCTCCACCTTCTGCCTCGTGGCGTCGTCGATATTCGGGTCCTTGGCTCCAAAGGCGTCATACAACTCCGAATACGAGAGCATCGGCTTCCCGTTCTCGATGCGGTATTTGTTCGTGCCGTTCACCCAGTCCGCAGCCTTCAGGGCGGGGTCCTGCGTCTTGGCAAGCTGATAACTCACCGTGTAGGGATTGAAACCCGATTGGGTAGAGGTGTCGCCCAGCCCCTTGCCCGCGTTCAGGGCGTCCTCGACGATCGGCTGCGTAACGCTTTGAATGGTGGAGGAAGGGTCTTTCACCTTGGGTGGACCATATGTTTCAGGATATGCCATATACTTGATTTTTATGATTAATTGCCAAAATTAACCTCAAACGGGACGGGCTGCGTATAAAGTGAGAAACCGTGTGCCACATTTACCCAATGTTCACCCTGCTTTGTATTACATGTATTACATCTTTCATTTATCTTTGTGGTATTCATACGTAATACAAGTAATATGGCAAAAGAAATCATCTCGTTCCGTCCTACGGGAGAAGTCATGGAAATGATAGAGCGTGCCCGAGGGGAGGGACGGAGCGTCAGCAAATGGATCAACGAAAGGTTGAGGGGAGACAAGGTTGCCGGGGGCAGTGCTCCTTCGATGTGCACCTTCCGGTTCATCCCTGAGGAGAGGGCGGAGGAGTTTTGTCCCAAGGAGGGCAATACTTTTCAGAAGGAGTATATCCTCACGCACTCACTTTCGGTGTCCCGCCTCAACCTGCGCCAGTATGACAAGTTCCGGCAATGCCTGCAGAGGGACGGGCTGGAGTTCTACTCGCGCACGATCACAGGATTTGGAGTAGTGCAGATGGTGGCGGTGAACGAGACCGAGGCGAACGTGGAGTTCCAGAAGTATTTCACCCGCCTGACGGACGGCACGTATCAGCGTACCGAGCTGCCACTGCCCACCATGCGCTACGATGCCCGTACAGATACGGCCATCATCTGCTATATCGACCCCGTATGAAGTATCCTCCCGTCACGCTCAGCCGCACGGACCTGAAGAAGTGTATCGCCCTGCTCACGGCGTATGCCACCCACGTGGACCGCACCTGCCGTAGTGCCTCGGAACTTGACAAGGGCCGTCAATGCCGACAGATTATTAAAAAGTTAAATAAAAAATTAGAACTATGATTGCGACTATTTTTTGCACACCCCGGTGTGTGGTCAAAGAGAAACGCGGAACGCTCCGCAACGGTAAGGAATATCATCGCGTGGATATCCTGGTGGATACCGAGGACGGCACGGCCAGCAAGCCCGTCACCAAGCAGCTCGTCGTACAGTTCATGAGCGGTGACGGCGAACAGATTCGCCTGCCCCGCTCAGGCGCTCGTATCCAGTTGGCGGTATCGATCACGTCCAGCCAGTACAATAATAACTGGTTCAATAATGTGCGAGCCCTTGGTTTCCTTGAAGTCTGATATTATACCGATTTAATGAATGTAGTTATGTACGAAGTAGTTACCTTTTTAATTAAAGCTGTTATTGCTTACATGGTGTTTGCTACCACTCTATATGTTATTGTCACGATTCTCTGTGCGTGGGTATGGAAAAGATACAAACGCAAAGGGGGCGTGTTATCGGCATATATAATTGATCATGTTAAAGATCTGAAAGATAGTTTCGTAAAAGCCACTGCAAGGTTTATCGCTAGTATAGTTATATCTGGAACAATAATCGGAGCTTTATATTTGCTTAGATTTTTACTTTAGTTCAATATATAGAGCAAAATTATGGGAAAGAAGTCAATATCACCCAACAAATTCAGACATCATCTGTGCGGGAAATGCGATGAGATAATTGGAATTATGCATGAGTACATGAAAGTTCGCAAAACGGAGTTTCAGTGCTTGGCTGTGCTATCCTACCTCGCAGACCTAAAGGATTACATCATTCACCAACCTGTTGCCAGCAAGGATGACCTCAAATGGATATCAGTAAATGATAGGATGCCGAATATCGAGGATTACAACTACATAGAAATCAACGGGAAATTTAAAATGTGCTCGGATGATTTTGCGTTGGTGGTGGTCTCCATGGATGATGAAGGCAGTGAAAGAATGGGTTATGACATCTCCGCTGGTGAATTCTGTACGGATTGTGACGGCAAGCCTTATTTCAAGATCCTGGATCCTGATTTAAGGGACCAACACAGGGTTGTGGGTTGGATACATCTGCCTGAGGTAAACGTGGAGAAATTGATGGGAATAGAGGATAAATAGCAGGAATATATGAAGATTAGAGTATTTGAAGGTTTTGCCGGATACGGCTCGCAGGCTCTCGCCCTAAAGCGCCTTGCCCGCGATTATCCACAACTGGAGCTGGAGTTTGTGGGCATCTCGGAGATTGAAAAAGCGCTATCGACGCTCACCATGCGCTGCATGGTGACGTGAAGAACTATGAGCGCTGGGTACTGGAATGGTACGAACGGAGAAGGTACGAAGTGAAGGAGTTCAATGGAAAAGGTAGTTATGTTTAATGGGAAAGAAATTATAGTATGGAACCGATTAAATTCAAAGAACAGAATGTTGTCTATGCGGAGAATCAGAAGGAATACCTTCCCTTTCCTGCATATCGTGACGAGAGCGGACGGGTTATAACTTGCTGGAAACTCAGTCCCGAAGAGTTAGAAGAAGTCAGCAAGACGGGTGTTATTTGGCTTGATATACTGACGTTCAATCAGCTGTTGCAGCCAGTGATGTTGCGCGCTGAATCACCATTTAATGGAAAGGAGGAATGATATGTTCAGTGAAGACAAATTGATTAGCGAAAAGCTATTGAGAAAATTTATCAGTAACTACGTTGCTTTTGCAAGTGCTAAACTGCACAAGGAGGTAGAGAAACTATCTGATGGAGGAATGGTAACATGCCAGTTTGACGAGCCACATCTTAATATAGCGCGAACAATGAGTAATGACTATCTCTCCTATGGGAGTACGGTCACAATCAAGGTCAATCTGGATATTTCTATTAATGCTCATTTCTTGGATACTTTCAAGGAAGAGATACTTCGCGCTGGCAATGAGGAAGGAGGCGAGGAATGAAGTGGCTTGATGATACGGTTAAATGTTTTGCCAAGGTACTTGTTGGATACTCGATACTGATGTGTCTGACCAAGCTTGTGGGAGTGATTACGCAGTCTGACTATATCCTGCATACATTAACGCCTCGCGCGATTGAAGTATGCGTTATAGCGTCTCTGATTTTTACTGTTTTATTCTTTATACGTTTGTTGTTTGAGAGAAGAAAATGATTTTGACAGCATGACGATATGCCTGAACGGCAAGCCGGTAGGATTCGGCAAGCTGGTAGTACCAAGTTAGCCTGGCGCTAACCTGCGAACCAACTATTTGTGTGTTTGAAGGTATGGAAACGATAAGAAATGAAACGGAAAGAAATGCGGATCGCAAGGATGCAACCACCCAGGTCATCCAATATCGTATCCGTAAGCCCACTCCCCGCGAGACAGGTCGTCTCATGGGGTTGTCCGACGGAGATATCGACAAGATGATCGCCGCCGGAATTAGCAAAAGTGCCCTCTATAGGCTGCACGGGAACAGTATCGTGGTGGATGTGCTTTACTACATCTTCCGTCAGATGTTCTTCCCCGAGCGGGCGAATGGAGAGAATGTACAACTTAAATTGTTTTAGAGTACCATGAAAGAAAACGATTTTGAAAGAGCAATCAATTTGAAAGTACGACTCGACGAACTTACATGGGCAAAAAGGAATATAAGCAGCGGTTCAGTACGCCTTACTTATGTCTACTTTAGCCGCTCGTTATTTCGAGAGGTTACAGCCGATGACGGCGGTCTCTCTAGGATAAAAGATATTCTTGACCGCCACGATCAACAGATACGCAAGGAAGTAGAAGACGAAATTCAGAAAGTTTTAAACGAAATAGAAGCCTTATGAAAGAATTGGAAGTTAAAGCAATGCTTGCTGACAACGAGCGTATTCCCGATGAGTACAAGATTGGAGGGAGGCTGTCAAGTGAGTTCCTTGATGGCGTGGACTATGCAGAGCAGCGCATCATGGAAAGTGGGACGGAAGTTTGGCTAGCGAGAGACCCTGATGGTTGGCTATGCATATTTAATAACAAGCCTCTCTTTAATATTGCATGTAACGCATGGCTAAGTATTGGAGGATTTACTTGCTGTATCCACTTCAGACATAATTTCTTCCCCGAACTAACTTTAAAAAACTCTCCCGTCAAGGCGAGAATAATATTGGAGGACTGAATATGCCGACAGCAAATTTAATATTGAAAGGAAAATGGTACGATATGATTCAATCCGGCGAGAAGAAAGAAGAATATCGAGAACCATCAAGTTATTGGAGTAAGCGGATTTTCCGCCCTTGGATAGACCATGTAACTTTCCATCGTGGATATACAAACAAGAGAAGAATGACATTCAAGATTGAAAAATCTTATTTAGGCGAAGGCCGTCCCGAATGGGGTGCTGAACCTGGTAAGCAATACATCGTTCTTCGGCTTGGAGAAAAAATTGATGACATTAACCAGAAATGATGGAATAAAATATGGATATAAGTAGAGAATCTTTTATCGCGAGAATGGCTTCCCTTAGGTGTCGCTATTCTAATATCGCCTTTCTTGCTTTTATAGAAGGTGCAAAATTCGCAGACGAGAACCCCGATTGGAACAACCCTAAGAAAAGATTGCCAGAGGACGGCCAATTAGTGCTCGCGCTGGATAAATTTAATTACATCCACGTAGTTCGTTTCATTACAGATTCAAGTGCATGGGTAGATCAGATGGATAGCAACCATGAATATTCAGGGATCGTGCTCTGGATGCCGAAGCCGAAAACACCCGTACTGGCTATTCAAGATGATAAAAAGGAGGATTAAGTATGCAAGAAGTAACAACATTAGAACAGAGTAAAACATTACTTTCCGTCGGTGTCCCTAAGGGAACCGCCGATATGTTTTATGTATCCCACCCTTTATGTAAAGATGATATTGTCGGCCCTCTGCCAATAATGAATAATGGGTGGATGTATTCAATAACTCGCGATAGATATTTTCTCGCCTGGTCTCTCTCCGCTCTTCTGGAACTGATCAAACCAGCTCATCTATTTTATGAAGGAGGTGTATGGTATTGCCCATGGAAATGCACACTGCCAAACGGGGGGAACGTCCATATGCCTCAGAGTGGGGCTACTCCATTTGATGCTGTGTATAATGCAGTTAAGAATAAATATATAACAAATGAAACCAATAATAAATAAGATAATAAACTTTATAGCACCCGCCGTGGTTGCGTGGGCTATACTCGTTGTACTGGATAAGATGCCACCACTACCGTCTTTTATCCTAACCACTTTGTTGTTTATCACGGTTATACTATATGCAGTAATCGTATCCGTTCAACGATTAGAACATCGTCCTTACAAGGAGAAAGAATACTGGGCAACATATGACGGTGAAAGCATGGTCTTAATCAGCGAGAAGAAACCATACAAGCGCCGCGGAAGAGGGTATGTAGTAGATGAAGGTTGGTTTATATGGCTCCAAAAAAGAATGTTTGAAGGAATGGAAGTAGGCGACAAACCGAAAAAGATCAAATTAATCGTAGAGGACTGAAATGAATATCGGACTAATCGACGTAGACGGCAAATCATTCCCGAACTTCGCATTGATGAAGATTGCGGCATGGCATAAGAAGCAGGGCGACACCATATCCTGGGCCGCTCCGCTATTCCCTGACTATGACCGTATCTATATGAGTAAGATATTCAACTTCTCGCCCGACGTATACGACGTCTATCACTGCGAGGTGATCCGTGGCGGCACAGGTTACGACTATCACACCAAATTGCCGGACTATATTGAGGAGATGAACCCCGATTATTCAATCTATCCTCAGGTAGACGCTCGTACGGCCTACGGTTTCCTGACGCGCGGATGCCCTAATAAATGTCCTTGGTGCATAGTACCCAGAAAGGAGGGCGCTATATCGCCTTATCGGGATGTGGATACCATCTCAGAGGGAGGCAGACGCACCCATCTCATCTTGATGGATAACAACGTGCTGGCTTCACCCTTCGGACTGGAGCAAATTGAGAAAATCGTGGACCACAAGTTCAGGGTGGACTTCAACCAGGCATTGGATGCAAGATTGATCACACCGGAGATAGCGGAGCTGCTATCAAAAGTGAAGTGGTTGCGCTACATCCGCCTTGGATGCGACACGCCACAGCAGGTAATACAATGTGAAAATGTAATACGTATGATAGATAAGTATTGCGGTAAACCTATGTATTACTTGTTATACACGATGATTGGGAAGGACCTCCAGGAATCCTACGAAAGGATATCCCGCTGGCGCCACGAAAAGAATATAGTCTGCGTGGCACAGCCTTTCCGCGACCCTCTCAACCCTCGGCATGTAGTACCACAGTGGCAATTCGATATGACCCGATGGGCAATGCGCAGGGAGATATACCGAAGATGCGACTTCAAGGATTTTGAGGTCCGAAAAGGATTTAAATGTATTAAATGGTTTAAATGAATCAATCATGAAAACGAAACTTTTAAGGAAACTCAGGAAGAAGTATAAAAAGAATGTCTATATGGAATGTATCAGAATTTCGAGTGGGGAGTTCTTATACATCGTGAGGTCGAACCTTCCGAATGACGATACGCCCCGAAAATATTGGAGTGAGGATGTGGACTGCTGTTGCTTCGTGAACAAGCCTCAAAGGGAGAGAATATGTAAACTGTGCGGGAGGTATAATACCAGTACACGTTGCCATCCGACGGTAGTAAGCGCCGTTGTGCACGCCAAGTGTATCGTGGATGACCAAATAGATAGATACTACGTTCGCAATATAAGACGAAAGAATAAGAATGCGGAAATATCCAAATTTTGGAAGAACTTAAAACTATAATCACATGGAAGAAAAAGAATTTAAGAAGTATTACCTTCAAGATTACGTCATGGCAAAGCCCATGAGCGAGAATGAGGCCCGAATATTGTTCGGGGAACCGACTGAACAGTTCAGCGAACCCGGTTACCTCGTGGAGTACAGTAATGGAAACAAGAGATGGATCAGCAAATCCGACTTCGAGGGGGTGAGCCGAATCGCCGATAGTTTCGTGGACCGAATGAAGATAGAAGAGGATGATTTGGCGGAAAAGTTACAGAAACTCCTTGACTTTACCGCTACAGATAAGTTTAAAGGATTATTGCGCGGCGAACAGGAGTTGATGCGGTTGCAAGATACCTACATGTATTACTATCACAAAACACTCCTTAAGCGCCTTTCTCTTGCTGAAAAAGAGAACGACACGACCAAAGAGATAGAAGCAGCTTGCCTGCGCTTCAACTTCTTCGAGGCGATGTGCCTGATGAAGGAGGGTTGCTGCATGGGTCGAGAAAAGTGGGGACCGATGCTATTCGTTACTCACGAAGTTGATCGGCATATCCAGGAAAAGGATTTGGACAACTTAGAGAACCTTCAACCGGAAGCAAAGGAGTTGATTAAAATAAGCTTTCATAAAAGTGTCGGTTACTGCCGTCGATACACCTTGTACGACTTAATGACGGGCGGCGCTACCAGTTACAGCCCCACAATAGAAGATGTAGAATGTTTCGACTGGGTGCTCTACGATGCTAAAAAAAGTTAGAGAGATTGTGAATATGATAACAAACGGAATGAAGAGAGCAGGCGATTAATCCCATAGCTGCAAATCATAATAAAATCTAAAAAGAGAGGTCTGATGATTCGGGTCTCTCTTTTTATTCCTACTTTTGTTTTCGATTTGATAAGCGAATCGGCAATCAACTCAATGTTTGCCGTGCTGTTTGTTGGGAAAACAAGTGACAATGCCCCATGAGAGTGGGGTAGAGGGAGTTATATTCCCGCTCCGTCGAATATCGTGCGACCTTCTAAGCTGTGGGTCCTGCGTTCGAATCGCAGCGGGATCACTTTCCTGACAAAGCAAATAAATGACTTATAATCATATTGTTATGAGAGTTTATTCGCTTTGTTTTTGCCTATAAAATCTTAAACGATTTTAAAAAAAGTCCACAAACAACTCACGGGTGAACCGAAATGTTTGTCGTTTTGTTTGTTTATGGACAATTTAAAAACGTAAGATTATGGCAACTTTATCCCTCAAACTGCTCCCTACACGCCGTCTGGC